TTTTGGAGATCACGATGACCTGGTGGATTCTATGACACAAGCAGTAATGAGATTTAGGCAAGGTGGCTTTCTTGAGCATCCTGAAGACGCTCCTGATGAACCTCTGCCACAAAAACAAAGGACTTATTACTAATGAGTAAAATCGATATAGCTAAATTTTTATTTTCTGCTTTTAACATGGTTAAGAATGGAGATATTAAAACTGTCGATGAGTTATTTAATTTTGCAAGACAACAGTTTGGACAAATAGATTCAAGCCTCAAGAACCAAATAGAAGATACTTTTAACAAAGGTAAAGCTGCATCAGTTACAGAAACAAGAACCAAGGGTCTTATCAAAGACGATCAAGATAAAATAAAAGAACTAGAATCAGAAGAAGGTTTGTCTTCTTTAATGGAAAGACTACAAGACAAAGTAAAAGATCTTAAACAGACATCAGAAAAAACAGGTATGTTCGATAACATCTTTGATGCCATGATTGGTTTTAGAAAAGCAGAAGGATCAAAAGATGCTGCTAAACCTTTTAGAACTCCAGGCATGCCATATCAAAAAGAAAATCCAAACTATAGAATACCTGGTGGTAGTATGTATGCAGAAGGTAATTTAAGAACTGCTATAAGAGAATTTTTAAAAACAGAACATAAAGCAGGTAATTTAAATTTGGATGAAACAGATTTATTTAGAATTACCGAGTACTCACCAAGATCAATAGATGATCCAATCGATGTATTTAGAAGATACTATGGAGAGAGTGCACTAGAAGCTGCTGATGCAATGGCAAAGAAATTAGAAAAAGGAACATCATTTAAAGATTACGAAAATATATTTAGAAAAAATATGCCTGAGTTAAAAATCAAAGTAGAAGGCGCAGGTCAATACGATCAATCTATTGCAGATGCTGAAAAAGCTTTGATAGAAGCAAGAGATCAAGCAGACTATGCAAAAACTTTAGATGAGTTTGATGTAACAGATAGAAAGAAAAATTTTAGAGGTGGTATCTTAACTACTAGAGTAGGTCTTGCTGAAGGTAGAATTAAACTATTAAAATTTTTATATGATAAAGGATTAGATTTAAAAGATGAAATTAAAAAAGCAGCTGAAAATATTTTTGAATCAGGTGATAAAAAAGTAGACGCTGATGTTGTTGTTGATGATATGTTTGAAAATTTAAACATAGATAGAGACATGGTGGATCAAAAGGATCAATTAACAGCTTACGATGAAGCTTATAAATTATTATCTATTCCTAAAGGGTCACGTGGTTTTAAAGAAGATATCGCTGCACCATTTAGTGATGACGTTGTAGATTTACCTGAAGGTGTAAAACCAGAAGATACTATATTGCCAACAGGTAACTTAGTATCAAAGCAACTCAAAGTAATGAGACTTTCAGAAGAAATACAACCTGGTCTTTTTGAAAACTTAACTGATGAACAAATTGATATTATAAATAAGTATGGTGACAGAATTGATTCAGATCTTTTAAAAAATATTGTTTTAGACCCTGATCCAAATAACCGAGCAGCAGCTTTAGCTACACTAGAACAAGTAGATACTTTGGCGAGCGAAGGAAAAAGTATGGATGAGATTATGTCTATTTTACAAAGCACACCAAGAAGAAAACAAGCTGAAGGCGGACTAAGCTATTTGATGGGGATGTAATGAAGATAGCTCAATACAATGACATGATGAGTTATCTTACTCGTCCAGAGTTTAGTGGTGGTAGCGGTAAAAAACCAACTACAATAGAAGAATTAAAAAAGTCAGGTCAACTTGTAACCGGTGATAAATACACAGCAAAGAGTCCAAAATTAATTGAAGCAATAAGAAGATTTGAAATCAAACATGGTTTTAGAAAAAAGAATGATGCTGGCGGTCCACAAATTGTAGAACCATCAAAGTCAATGCAAGTAGATACAACTACTAAAGGTCTACCTGATCCACTAGAAGAATTTAAAAAACAAGCAGATATGTTTTTACAAGCATCGTTTGCTTCAACGAATAAAGATTACTTCAACAGTTTAATTGAACAAGAATACAACAAGGCCCTTGAAGCCGGAGTCCAGCCTCAAGAAGCATTAAGCTTTTTAAAAGAAAGAAGTCAGATGTATCGAACACTTGCTGATGAAGGAAGAAAACAGGGTGAGCCTGCAATACTAGGACCAAGTTATGGTAGAGAGAATAAGGCGATCGGTGGCGGTGTTATCGAAGGAGAAGATCTAGGTACAAGGGAAGGGTTTAATCAACCTAAAGATCCAAACATTGAATTTCCATTTAAATTTTCAACAGGAGCTACTGATTATAGTATTGGTAGATTTAAAGATACAGGAAAATATTTTAGAAGAGTTGGTAGAAATAAAGCAACTACTATAATTCAAGAAGAAGGAGAATCTTTAGAAGATTTTAAAGAAAGAAAAGGACCAAGAAAAGATGTTGCTTTTGATAAAACAATAACAACTAGACAATATATAGATAACTGGACTAAAAATTGGTTAGATAATAATCTTCAAAAATATGGTGTAAAAGATTTTAATGTCATGTTAAATGACTTATCCAATGATTGGCAAAATGAAATAGAAACAGGTAATGTTCCAGAACCAAAAAAGAATTTTAATCTAGCAAGTCCTAAACTTAATTTACCTAACATAACAGCAAGTATGGATGTTAGATCCAAAAAGTTAAGAACAGGTGAGTCAAGAGGTTTAAAGCCTTTTACATATGATGATATTACATTTTATAGAAGTGATGAAAGTTCTGAAAAATTAAAAAATAAAACATTAGCTCAATGGAAAAAAATATTTTATAAAAATAAAATTTCAACTGATCCGGTATTAAGACAAGGGCTAAAAGAATTTTATGACTTTATGGCTCAAGATAAATCAGGGCTACCTCAAAAAGGTGGTTTAACTATAAGAGATTTTCTTAGAACTAAAGTAAGTGATGATGTTCAATTCTTAATAGATCGTGAGGCTTCAGGTTTAGATAAAGCTGCTAAAAAACAAGTCTTTCATAGTTTTCCAGATCTTAAAGATAATTATGATATATTTACTGGAAGTAAAGCTAAGTTAAAAGCTATTGAAAGAGAAACTGAAGGTAGAATAAAAGCTGGTGAAAAGACCTCTGCACAGACGGATGAATTAATAAAACAAATTAAAAATCAAAACAAAATTGTAGCGGAGATGAAACCTGAAGAACTTTTGAAAGATAAAAAATTAATACAGAGTTTAAGATTGGTTATTAATCCACAAACAGGTCAAGTAAGTTTTGTAGGATACACAGAAAATGACCCTAGGGTAAATAAAAAAGGTGTAAAGAATGATTTAGAATTAGCTGAACATGCAATAGATAGAGCTAAAAAAGGTTCACTGTTTAGTTATGATCACATTTCAAAAAGATCATTAGAAAAAATGAACACACAATTTCCTAATAATATTCAGGGAGCTAATTACATAACTAATACTCAAATGGAAAATGCAAAAAGGTTTTTAGCAATACCTGCAAATAGAAATACACCAGCTGCACAAAATATAGATAAAATTTTATCTGATTTAAATTTAACAGTTAGAGGAAAAGAATATGGTGGAACATATGGAAATAAAGAAAGTATTGTTTTTGATTCAAAAACTAACAGATCAAACATCGTAGATAGTCAATTAATAAATAGAAGTGTAATACCAGGAAGATTAGCAAAAGCGGCTGGACTAGCTGGTGTTTTATTTTCTACCACTGCTTTTGGTAAAGAAAAAAGCACTTTACCAGAAGGTCCTCCTGGTCAAATAAATCAAGAAGACAAAAGTTTAATAGAAGAGTATCCACTTCTTACAGGAGCAGCTGCAGCAGCATCACCTTTAGTTACGAAGACAGGAAGAAAAGTTTATGGCGCTCTTGCAAAACCATTATTGAAAGCACTTGGTTCAGTACCAGCTGCAACATATTTTGCGGGTAAAGAATTAATGTCTGAAGATCCTAACTATGCTATCGCGGGTGCAGATCTTTTATTACCTGAGTTAGGAAAAAGAGTTGCAGGAAGTGGCACAGGTATCATGTCTAAAGCTGGTAGATTTTTATTAAATCCTTTTAAAATTGGAAGAGCTTTCACACCTTTAGGTATTGGTTTACAAGGTGTAGAGTTAGTAAACCAAGCAATGAAAGAACAGAAAAGAATTAATGAGATGAGAGAAAACGATCCAGAAGCATATCAACAATTTATTGCAGAACAAGAAGACATGATGAGAGAGTCTGCAGCGTATGGTGGAAGAATGGGTTTTGCAGATGGACCAGAAGATCCTAGTAAAAGAAAATTTATGAAGATCATGGGTGGACTTGCATCATTACCTATAGTTGGAAGATTCTTTGATGTAGCTAAAGAAGCTGCACCTGTTCTTGATGCAATAAAAACCGAGGTGGTAAAAGGAAAACCAGAATGGTTTGATTTATTGGTTAATAAAGTAATTAAAATGGGAGAAAATGTAACCGAAAGGTTTGCAACTAAAGAAAGAGAGGTTGTTCATCAGACTAATATAGGTGATGGTGAGACTGTAAGAGTTTATCAAGATCTTGAAACTAATTCTATTAGGGTTGAGTATGAAGATCCAAACAATATGGGTGGCGAATCTATTGATTTAGTTTACAAAAAAGAATTACCAGACGAAGGTAACCCAAATCCCCCAGCTAATTTTTATGCAACAGAGCTTGAACCAAGAGGAATAAGAATGGGACCTGATGACTACGATATAGAGTTTGACGGTGAAAATTATGCAGACAGTGTTGATGAGTTAATGTCTGATACAACAAAATTAAAAGAATTTGCAACAGGTCAAAAACGAACAATGAAGGAGATTGTGGAATCTAAAAAGAAAAAAGATAAAACAAAAGCTATAAATGAGAGCACAGTGGAACAAGCAGAGTATTTAGAAAGTAAATATGGTCCAGGTGATGACTTATATTATCAAGATTTTTCAGATGACTTTGACTAAAAAACTAACAACCACAATACCACCAAAATCAGGGCCTATGCCACAGGGCTTGAATTTAAATTATAATACTGTTAAAACAGTTAAATTGGAGAAAATAAATGGCAGACATAGACAAGGCTCTACCAAACGAGCCAAGAAAAACAGTTAACGTACCGGGCGAAGAAGAAATACAAGAACAAATTGTAGAAGAAGTACAAAGCTCACAAGAAAAACCTGGTCCTGTTGAAACAATAGAAAATGAAGATGGATCAGTTGATATTAATTTTGATCCAAACGCTGCATCACCTGAAGGTGGTGACGAGCATTACGCAAACTTAGCAGAGTTTTTACCAGACGAAATTTTAGGTTCAATGTCTGCAGATCTAAATCAAAAATATATGGACTACACAATGTCCAGAAAAGATTGGGAAAAAACTTATACACAAGGTTTAGATTTATTAGGATTCAAATACGATAACAGAACAGAACCTTTTCAAGGTGCAAGTGGTGCAACACATCCTGTTCTTGCAGAAGCAGTAACACAGTTTCAAGCTTTAGCTTATAAAGAATTATTACCAGCAGATGGACCGGTAAGAACACAATTACTTGGTGTGCAATCTCCAGAGAAAGTACAACAAGCACAACGTGTTAAAGATTATATGAATTATGAAATCATGGAAAAGATGAAAGAGTATGAACCTGAATTCGATTCTATGTTATTTCATTTACCTTTATCAGGATCAACTTTTAAAAAAGTTTATTATGATGAAGTAGAAGGACGAGCTGTTTCTAAGTTTGTCCCTGCAGATGATTTAATTGTTCCGTACACAGCTACCTCATTAGATGATGCGGAAGCAATTATTCATCGGGTAAAAATTTCTGAAAACGAATTACGAAAACAACAGGTTGCTGGTTTCTACAGAGATGTAGATCTTGGTAAACCAAATGACAAAGAAACAGATGTAGAGAAAAAAGAAAGAGAACTAGAAGGTTCATCTAAAACAAAAGACGACGATGTTTATACTTTGTTAGAGTGTCATATTAATTTAGATATAGAAGGTTTCGAAGATATGAATCAAGAAACAGAAGAGCCATCAGGAATTAAACTTCCATACATTGTAACACTTGAAGAAGGTTCAAGAGAAATTTTATCTATCAAAAGAAATTACGAAATTGGAGATCCGAAGAAAAACAAGATACAATACTTTGTCCACTTCAAATTTCTGCCAGGACTAGGTTTCTATGGCTTCGGTCTCATCCACATGATTGGCGGTTTATCAAGAACTGCAACAGCAGCTTTACGTCAGTTATTGGATGCGGGTACGCTCTCCAACCTACCCGCAGGATTTAAAATGCGTGGCATCAGAATTAGAGATGACGCGCAATCAATACAACCAGGTGAGTTTAGAGATGTAGATGCACCAGGTGGTAATCTAAGAGATTCTTTCATGATGCTTCCGTTTAAAGAACCATCACAGACTTTATTGTCTTTGATGGGTGTTGTGGTTTCAGCAGGTCAAAGATTTGCATCGATTGCAGATTTACAAGTTGGTGAAGGTAATCAACAAGCTGCGGTTGGAACTACAGTTGCTCTTCTTGAAAGAGGATCAAGAACTATGTCAGCTATACACAAAAGAATTTACTCTGCTTTGAAAAATGAATTTAGAATGTTAGCAAGAGTATTCAAATTATATCTACCACAAGAATATCCGTATGACGTAGTTGGGGGTCAAAGAATGATTAAACAAACAGACTTTGATGATAGAGTAGATATATTGCCGGTTGCTGACCCCAACATCTTTTCACAAACTCAGCGTATTTCCCTCGCGCAAACTGAGTTGCAACTGGCACAATCAAATCCACAAATGCATAATTTGTATCAAGCTTATAGAAATATGTATGAAGCATTAGGTGTAAAAAATATTGATTCAGTTTTAATGAAGCCAATGCCACCTTCTCCAAAAGACCCTGCGTTAGAACACATCGATGCATTAGGTGGAAGACCTTTTCAAGCTTTTCCTGGTCAAGATCACAGAGCACATATGACGGCTCACTTAAATTTTATGGCAACTAACATGGCTAGAAATAATCCTATGGTAATGGCTGCTTTAGAAAAAAATATTTTTGAACATATTAGTTTGATGGCTCAAGAACAGATAGAATTGGAGTTTAGACAAGAGTTACAACAACTACAAGCGATGCAAATGCAGATGCAACAGAATCCAGCGATGGCTCAACAGATGCAAATGCAAGTTATGCAAGTAACTCAACAGATTGAATCACGAAAAGCTGTGTTAATTGCAGAAATGATGGGTGAATTTATGGAAGAAGAGAAGAAAATTACTTCACAATTTGATAATGACCCTATTGCTAAGCTAAGATCAAGAGAATTAGACCTTCGAGCACAAGAAAATCAGAGAAAAGAGCGTGAAGGTAAGGAAAGAATGGACCTTGACAAGATGAGAGCAATGATGGCACAAGAAAATCAAGATGAAAAGTTAGATCAAAATGAAGAATTAGCAAAATTAAGAGCTAATACGTCAATTGAAAAGACAATTTTAGGAAAAACACTTCCAAGTTCTGATCAAATGGTCCCTGATATTTCTATAATTAGAAAAGGTAATTAAAAATGGATAAAAAACAGAAAAAAGTTGCAAAAGTAATGAGAGAGTTTAAAAAAAAGAAGCTTTCTATTGGAAAATCTGATAAGAAAGTAAAAAATCGTAAACAAGCGATAGCAATTGCTTTGAACGAAGCAGGAATAAGGAGAAAAAATGGAAAAACTAGATAAAATAACTGATGTTAAAGTTAGTGAGCAACAAGTTGAGATTGATCCAAGATCAAAAACAACTGCTGACAAAGCTTTTAACTACATTGGCACTGGTGGACCTGAAGAAGAAGTAAGAGGTCAAGGTGCAGTGTTAGCTGAAAAGAAAAGAAAATCTAAGGCTTACTAATTATGTGGTTGTCGGCGATAAAATTAGCCGTCTCTGCTGGAAGTAAGATTTATGAGAACAAGCAGAAGACGAAGATGGCAATGTCAGAGGCACAGCTCATGCATGCTTCCAAGATGGCCCGAGGTGAGGAAGCTTATCAGGGAAAATTGCTAGAGGCCAGACAATCGGACTGGAAAGACGAGGCCGTTTTGATAATTTTAAGTTTGCCCGTGTTGGTGCTCGCTTGGGCAGTGATATCGGATGACCCGACAGCGATGGACAAAGTTAAATTGTTCTTCGATATGTTCTCACAGCTCCCGAGCTGGTTTACAAATTTGTGGATTCTTGTCGTGGCGAGTATTTATGGTATAAAGGGTACACAAATTTTTAGAAACGGAGGAAAAAAATAATGCCTGGAACAATGATGAAAAGACCAAT